TACCATAGAAAAAGAACTTGACGAGATAGCCAGATATCAGGATCATTTAGACATTATTAAGAAGTACTTTGGTTAAAGTTCTTTGGGGTCAAACCCATAAACGGAGGCTATATGTCTGATGATGGATTTGAAACGTTTGTTCTCATGATCATGGTATTCATCTTCTTTTGCCTTGTAGCAGAATAGATGCGCCATTTCATGAAGTAGTGTTTTACAAATTGTATCAAAGTGAGCATTACGAGCACTGCTAATATAGATTGTCATTTCATCAGGTGCAAACTCACCCATAATATCTTTGCGTCTAGTAACTTTAAGTTTGATTTGATGTGCATGAGGCATGTCGAGTTTATCAAACGGTTCCATACGACAGAAAGTCTTATATAAGAGTTTTAAATTTGCATCGGTAAGTAAGCTCATTTATCCATCACCAACATATAAGCACCAATGTTTGCAAAAGCATAGCCGAAGTACATATAACCTAAAGCTACATTGCCTTTCCAAAATTGTTCTAAGCTGACTGCGAAATAGATAAGTCCTACTGCAATAATTAAACCTGTACTCAAGACCAAGCCCTTCCGAGGGTCCAAAGATTAATCGGACCAAACTCTAACTCTTTCCAATCTATTTGCATTTGGGGTGCTTGGGGATGAAGTTCTCTGGAAGTTGGACATAGTCCTGATGTAAACACGCTGTTGACCACGATTTAAGATCTCCTTTTACACACTGTTCAAAGTACTGTGTTGCGTGTGCGCACGATTCGAAGTTGCCAATATACTCTCGACTGTCATCTAAGTATAAAATTAGTATATATTCTAGCATACGTTCTCCTTGTATAAGAACTAGCTTTCAATTATACTCCCATGATGTTGATTTTTGAAACAATTTAATATATATTGGGGTCAACAACGCTAGTTCGCAAAAAATATGGAGGCAAATATGCCAATTTCAGTTACACCAGAGACTGATAAACCGTTACCAGATGACTTTGAGTCAGAATCACCTACGACTTTTAAGAAAAAAGTAGAAGTTGCATCTAAAACCGCTAAAGTTTTGCTTGATGGTGGCGCAGAAATACCTATAAGTACACAAGAAAAGATAGATGCTGAGCATTTATTTAAAGCATTTACTGATCTTGAAGAAAATCCTGGTCTAAATAAGATCACAACTAAGACATTAGAAACACCTGCTACGGTTCAGCATCTATATAAAATGCTCAATGACTATGATCAACAGGTTGTAGAAGAAGCAGTTCAGTTAAGACGTTTTATAACTAATAAATTAATTGAAGATACAGGTCATACTGACGCTAGACATAGACTAAAAGCACTAGAGTTATTAGGTAAAATATCAGATGTTGGTTTGTTTAGTGAAAAAACTGAAGTAGTAGTTAAGCATGCATCACCTGAAGATCTAGAAACACAAATTAGAAATAAATTAGCTAAACTAATTACTAAGGGTAAAACCATTGAAGCTTCTATTAATGATATAGAAGGAGAAATGGGTTCTGTAGATTCTGAAGAAAGTGAAGAATGAGTTTAGATATAAAGGGGTTTACTCCTGAAGAACTAAAACTTGCTTTAGAAAATATTTCATTATTACCAAAGCAAGAGCAACTTGAGTTGCATCAAATGCTTGCTACCTTAGAAGAAATTAAAAACGTAGAACATAGTCAAAATAACTTTTTAGATTTTATTAAACACGTATATCCTAATTATATTATTGGAGAACATCATCGTCGCCTGGCTCAACTCTTTGAAGATATCGCTAACGGAAAGAAAAAACGCATTATTGTTAATATTGCTCCTCGACATGGAAAGAGCGAACTCATCTCGTACCTCGCACCCGCGTGGTTTTTGGGTAAGCACCCGCATAAGAAGGTTATCATGGCATCGCATACAGCTGACCTTGCAGTTAATTTCGGTCGTCGAGTGCGTAACCTTGTGGGTTCAGAAGCATACAAAGATATTTTTCCAGAAGTTACGTTGCAATCAGATTCTAAATCAGCATCCAGATGGGGAACCAACTATAACGGGGAGTATTTTGCGATTGGTGTTGGTGGTGCTCTTGCTGGTCGTGGTGCTGACTTGTTTATCATCGACGATCCTCACTCGGAGCAAGATGCAAAGCTGGGTAAACCAGACGTATTCTTACCAGCATGGGAATGGTTTCAATCAGGACCGCTACAACGTTTGATGCCTGGTGGTGCGATTATTGTAGTTATGACTCGTTGGTCAAAATTAGATTTAACAGGTCAGATTGTTAATCAAATGATTAAGAATGATGATGTGGATGATTGGGAAGTTGTAGAATTTCCTGCAATATTAGAAAATAAAGACGGTGAAGAAGTTCCACTTTGGCCAGAATTCTGGTCATTAGAAGAATTACAGTCTAGACGTGCAGCTTTAGATGTAAGATATTGGAATGCACAGTATTTACAGAATCCAACAAGTGAAGAAGGTGCACTAATTAAGAGAGAATGGTGGAATATCTGGGAAAAAGAGACCCCTCCACCTTGCGACTTCATAATTATGTCGTTAGATGCGGCTCAAGAGGCAAATAATCGGGCAGATTACAATGCTTTGTTGACTTGGGGCGTATTTTATAACGAAGAAGTCAATAATTATAATATAATACTTTTAAATGCAATTAAGAAACGCTTAGAATTCCCAGAATTGAAGGCTATGGTGATGGAAGAGTACAAAGATTGGGAGCCAGACGTGTTTATTGTAGAAAAGAAATCCAACGGAGCAGCACTTTATCAGGAGATGAGAAGGATGGGTGTGCCGGTTGGTGAGTTTACACCAGGTAAGGGACAAGATAAGATCAGCAGAGTTAACGCAGTTTCAGATCTTTTCCATAGTGGGATCGTATGGGCTCCAGATAAACGATGGGCTCACGAAGTGATCGAGGAGTGTAACGATTTTCCTTCAGGTCAGAACGATGACTTAGTAGACGCAACCACATTGGCTTTGTTACGATTTAGGCAAGGCGGTTTCATTAAGTTGCCGTCCGATGAGCCAGACGATATACCCGGTTTTAGAAGTTCTGGGCAAAAGAGACTTTATGCTCTATAATTTTGCATTACAGAGTTTGCATTTTATACTGAAGTTAACGATGTTAACTTTGTTAACTACGTGGAGAGCCCTCAAGATACTTAATATTATCTTGTTAGTCTTAGTTAACTTAGTGATTATACAATTTAAAAAAATACTAGGAACATATAATGGCAGCGAATGATATTGATAAAAGTTTATCTCAAGCACCTCAAGGCATAGATGACATGATGGCTAAAATGGCTAACATGGAGCCAGATGTTGAGATTGAAATTGAAGACCCAGAAGAAGTAAGTATTAAAATGGGTGGACTTGAAATAGAAATTGATCCTGACGCAATGGCAGACGATGAGTTCAATGCTAACTTAGCTGAAGAGTTGAATGATGATTTACTTCAGAATTTGGCTAGTGATTTATTAGAAGATTATGAAGGTGACCTAACCGCACGACGTGATTGGTTAGATACCTATGTAGATGGTTTAGATTTATTAGGGTTGAAGTTGGAAGATAGAACTGAACCCTGGGAAGGTGCATGTAATGTTTATCACCCTCTATTAACCGAGACTTTAGTGAAGTTCCAAGCTGAAACCATGACGGAGACATTCCCAGCATCGGGGCCCGTAAAAACGCAAATCATAGGAAAGTTAACTAAAGCTAAAGAAGAAGCGGCCAATCGTGTAAAAGAGGACATGAACTACCAACTTACAGACGTAATGACAGAGTATCGTCCTGAACACGAAAGAATGCTTTGGGGTCTCGGATTAGCAGGTAACGCATTTAAGAAAGTCTATTATGACCCAAGCCTTGAAAGACAGGTGTCAATGTATATACCTGCCGAAGACCTTGTTGTTCCTTATGGAGCATCAGATTTAGAATCGGCAGAGCGTGTCACTCATGTGATGCGTAAGACCAAGAACGAGTTACGCAAATTACAAGTGGCTGGTTTTTATCGCGATGTTGAATTAGGTGAGCCATCACATGAATTAGAAGAAGTTGAAAAGAAAATTGCAGAGAAGATGGGATTCAATGCAACGACAGATAACAGATTCAAACTTCTTGAGATGCATGTTGATTTAGATTTAGAAGGTTATGAAGATGAAGACGACGGAGAAAAAACCGGTATTGCTCTTCCATACGTTGTAACTATTGAGCGTTCAACACAAACTATTTTATCGATTAGACGTAACTGGAATCCAGATGATGAGACTCGTCAGAAGCGTCAACACTTTGTGCACTATGGCTACGTTCCAGGATTTGGATTTTACTGTTTTGGTTTAATTCATTTAATTGGTGCGTTTGCAAAATCAGGCACAATGATCCTACGTCAGTTAGTTGATGCAGGAACACTATCTAATTTACCAGGTGGTTTCAAAACTCGTGGTCTTA